GATATTGATGTTTGGAAGACCGAAATAGAAGGAATGTTAAAAACTCAAAAGGCTAAATTTAGAGTGACGATTAAGAATTATTTAATGGAGAATGGGGAGACTCCTTTTGAAAAGATAGAGGAATTTGTGAGAGAAAAACAAATTAATTATTATAATAATTTATTTGATTCAAATGCTAAGAAATTAAAAGATTGGATGAAACAATTGGAAGACATAAGTTATAATAAAAATGAAGATGTGTTTTTGGCCGCTGATGATATGATAGAGAAAGATTACAAAACCCCTGATGAATATAGAAATGGGGAATTTAAGATTTACAAGAAAGATAATGATAATCTATGTATAGTCTTCAAAGTAAGTGATGAGTTATTTGGTTGGGAAATAGATATAGAAGATGAAGAAGACATATTTTCTCTCTTTGGTAAATCTGGTAAATTCCCTGCTCAAGTTGAGGCACGTTATGAGAAAGGTAAATTGGTAGATTCAGGTAAAGTAGAATTAGGGGTTCAAAGAGATGGTTATCATGAGTATATGTTAGAAGGAAATAAATTTGATACTAAGTTCCATGTTAGGGTTATTCCTGTTGATGGTGAAGATACTTGGTTAGCATGGACGGGCTTAGAAACAAAACCAGTTGACCCTGATAGTGATGAAGGTGTTTGGGATATCTCTAAAGATAAATTTGCTAAATTAAAATTCAGGAACAATTAATATAGTAAACGCTAGAAACCCTCATTCATGAGTTCTGCTTCTATTGTGAGGTCAATTAGCCCAGTTCGGCATGACCCTTTTAGTATTCTCAAATCTGATGATTTGGTAATAGGCGGTTATGCTTCTATTGAAATGGTAGACAAACAAAACGATTTGATTACTTTAGACGCTTTGAATGAAGCCGTTGGTAAATATATGAAAATCACTAAATTTAGAAATGTTATGACTAATCATTCTAATGTTCAAGTTGGAGAAGTTATTCCTCAATATAGAGATAAGTCTGGTAAACTTTGGAAGACTGAAGTAGACGATGTTGGGTTTTTCGTTGTTATTAAAATGAGAGAAGATATTGAGAAAGCAAAAGAAGTTGGCCGAGAAATAAGGGATGGTACTCTTCGTTCTTTCAGTATTGGTGGTCAGGCATTAGAAAAGAGAAAGAAAGCCCATGAAGAATATGGGGATTATAATGAAATTTCAAAATTAGAATTACATGAAGTAACTATTTGTGAAAAGGGAATTAATCCAGAAGCGAAATTTGACATATTAAAGATGGAAAAGGAAGGAAACGAAATGAGCGAAATAGAAAAAGCATTGAATGCATTAAATGAACTTTTAGAGAAAAATGACGAATTGGAAGTGAATAAAGAAGAGGGAGTTTCTTCAAATTCACAAGAATTAACAGAAAACTATAATAAGAACTTAAATAAAAACGAAGAACTATCCAACGAGGCAAATAACATGACCGAGGAAGTAGTAAAAGAAGACGAAGAAGAACTAATGGATACTTCAACTGAGGAAGAGGCTCCTCAAGAAGAAGTGGAAATGATGGAATATCAAGATGAAGAAACGAAATCAAAACCCAGTTTAGATGCTGGAGAAATTGAAGGTGGAGGAGCAGGTGAAACCCCAAGTTCTGAGCACGACCAATTGGATAGCGACTTTATGGCTAAGTTCGATAACCAATCTACTCTGGACCTTTCTCCAGAAAACCTTGAGAAAGCCTATTCAGAGTTTAAGGCTGAACAACTCGAAAAGGCCGCTTACGATGCAATCAAGGACAAGTTCCAGACTCGATTCGATTCTGAAATGGTCACAAAGGCCGAAGAAATCGAGAAGGCTAACTATGATGCTAAGTCAGAAGTTGCCGAACTGAGAAAGCAATTCTCAGACCTTCTATCCTCATTAGATGAGAACAAAGAATCAGTAATTCGCAAACAAGAAGAAGCGGTTGCTGAACTCAAGTTACCAACTGGTGACGAAATAGCAAAGATGGATTGGAATGACATCAACGCTCTGGTTGAGAGGTTGGAGGCAGAACTCTAAATGAGTTTAAATTAAAAAAAAAGGAGATGACAAAGATGACAAAGTACATTAACACGATGAAAGATTTGGAAGCCGCAACTTACGGTAGTTTTGGTGGATTGGCAGGAAACAATCTATTGAAGGCTGCTGGAGTTGTCGGTTCTATTGGTAGTGGTTTCCCCGGTTCCTCTGGAGATGCACTCAACCTTAACGGTACAGCAACAACTGGTGCTGCAAACCTTTACAACGTCATTTACGGCCAGAAAGTTTGGTCAATGATTAACCAAGAAATTAACCCACTCTCTATCCTACCAAAGAAGCCATACACGGCAAGTGGTTGGAGAGTAATGACGAACAGGCCACAAGGTGGTAGTGCTGCGGCATTCGGAATCTCCACAACTGCTGGAACCGCTGCTCAGGGAACTGCGGCTCCCGATGCAGATATCATTGGTGGAGTTGGTGAAAACGAGGCTCTCGGTTCATCATCTCTTCTTGCAATGGCTCCAGAATATGCTAACCTATACATGAATCCGAAAATCGTTGCACATATGTTCGATTACAGCGAATTGGCTGCTGAAATGGCAAAGATTGACGATGGTGTGGGCGACCTCCGTAAACTCATTCGTGAGGATATGGGCAAATTCCACGCTGAATCTCAATCGAAGATGCTCGTCATGCCATTGGAAATGTACGATGACTTCGGTGCTGATGTTTCAGCAACAAACGGAAGAATCCGTGAGCAATACACATCTCTGATGAAGATTTGCAGTTCTTTCGGAGAATTGGCAGACACTGTTGGTATTCACAACCTTTCCAACATTGGTGGAACAACTAACTACGCAACTACTGACGATGATGCAAAAATCATTTACGGAGCAACTCGAAGTGCTGCATCTTACTTGGATGCAGAGGTTAACTTCGGTGGAAGTTATGCTACGGCTGGTCGAGTATTTACCCTAAGCATCATGAACAGCGTCATTCAGAATGTGCGATTGAATGGTGGAGCGCCTAAAGTTATGCTTACAGGGTATGACACAATTCAGTCTATCTCTGACCTACTTCAGAGCCAAGAGCGATTCATGGACTCTAAAGAAGTAATGCCAAGCCATAACGGTGTTAAGGGCGTTAAAGGTGCAGAAGTTGGATTCCGTGTTGCAACATACTACGATATCCCCCTGATTCCAGCAAAGGATATGCCAAAGACTGGTGCTTACTCAGGTACGAAGATTTCAGATATTCTTATGCTAGATACGGACCATTTGTGGTTCGCTACTATGAAACCAACCCAGTATTTCGAGGATGGTATCAGTCACGGAAACCCATTCGGTGTCGGAGTTCTCGGAAACCGAGGTCTTTACCGAACAATGGGTGAGACTGGATGTACCTTCTTCAAGGGACAAGGGAAGATTACTAACCTTTACTGAGGCTTTACTTTTAGGAGATAAATAGGAGGAAAAAAAATGGCACTAGTTAAAGCAGTAACCATAATCGCAGACCATAAAGGTATAGCAGCCCCTAAAGTTGCTGGAGATGAATATGTGGTGGACGCCTATTGTGATATCACACAAGTAGTAGCAGCGGGTTCAGTAATTCCTGCAAGTGATTTCGGTCTATCTACCATTAATGCAGTATGTATTACTGGAGATGATAACCCTAACAACAGCACAAATGATATTGCCATCAAAGTAGAGTGTTCGGCTACAGGTGCTTATGAGTCGGCAGGTTCTGTTGCCTTTATGCACACCACAGTAGCAAGTGGAACTACTCTATCCAATGACGCTAACGGTGGAACAGTTAGAGTTCGAGTTTGGGGCCTTATCTGAGGGGATAAGTGTGGCTAAGGCTACTTTAATTGAAGCCACCAATCAAGCGGGGGGAGGTTTCGTTACCCTTAATGGGGTATTATTAACATTAGATGTTGAAGAGGATATTTCTGTTCATTCAGGAATGTTGTATATGAATTCACATAATATTAAAGTAGAATTTGTTGAAAGTGATTTTGAAGACATATCTGATGGAACTTTAGAGAATATCGCATTAAAATTAGAAGTTGAATCTTCTGAAGTGAAAAATACTCTTTTTGGTAAGAAAACAGCGGCTTCTAAAGTAAAAGAAACCTTAACTGGTTCTAAGAAAAAGAATAAGAAAACCAATACTAAGAGTAAACCTTCTGAAGAAGAGAGCGATGAGTAGACTTATACGACATTGTTCTTTACAGATTCACAGTGAGGTATTCTAAATGAGTGGGATAGGGGGCTGTAGAAGCAGCGGAGCCTTTACTGCTGACACTTTACTTTTTACTGGTTCTGGTAAATTAACCAGTATTACTGGTATGTCATTTGTTACTACTGGCCCAACTGTTGATAATGCAGCATTTATGGTCTTACATGATTGTTTAAGCGCTGGCGCAGCAACTGCTGCTAATACTATTGGAATATTATATGTTGGACCTACAGCAACGGCTAGTAATTTTGCTGAAGCAGATATGCATGGCGTCACGTTCAAAAATGGCATATTTGCTGAGGTTACTCATTTAGCAGGGACTGCAACTAAATTCTTAGTGACATTTAATTAATATTGAAAATGAGGAGAAGATATGACAGGTATAGGTGGATGTAGAAGTAGTGGTGCAATTAGTGCTGATACACTTATCTTTACTGGTGGTGGTAAATTGATTAGCATTCATGGGTTTGCAACT